TGCCACCTAAAATTAAAGAAATACCATTCATGCCCTCTATTATTGAAACAATTGACGGCGCGGTCTATAAATGGCTTGATGAAGAAATGAACATTTTTTCCACAACCAACAAAGGTTGGAAAAAAGTGCCTGTTATCTGGACGTCGGCGGAAAGGGCGCACCAAATAAAAAATAAAAAAGAACTAAGGGACTCAACAGGTACATTAATTTTACCCCTCGTATCAATCGAAAGAACGGCTATTGTGAAAGACCCTGGCAAAAAAGGATCGGCCTGGGCGAACATCCCTCCGACTACTTTGTTCCCCGGAGATATAAAAGGGGGCTCAATAACAATTGCAAGAAGGGTTCAGCAGGAAAAAACATCAAATTTTGCTAGCGCCGATGCTGTGCGCAAAAGGGGCAACTCAAAGGATGTCGGAAGCGGGCAGCTGAACTTTCCAAGAAAAAATAAAAAGACTGTATATGAGACAATAACAATCCCCATGCCCGTGTATGTAACAGTTACATATAATATATCAATTTTAGCCGAATATCAACAGCAAATGAATGAAATTGTGACTCCATTTATAACAAAAACGGGGGGTATAAATTATTTTATAGCAACAAACGAAGGGCACAGATACGAAGGCTTTATAAAACAAGACTTCACACAAGATAATAATGCTGCAGCACTTGGGACTGATTTAAGACAATATAAGACGGATATCACAATTGATGTTTTAGGATATTTAATCGGAGAAGATAAAAATGCAGAGCAGCCAAAAATAATTGTAAGAGAAAACGCAGTACAAGTGCGAATGCCAAGAGAGCGTGTTATCCAGGGAGACATCCCTACTCATATAGATCCAGATATCGGATTTTTCCGTGAGTAAAGATTGGATTTTCAACATATAGCTGACTATTTATTAAAGAATAATGTTGTCAACATTTAAGGAGATAATAAAGTATGTCATCGAAAAAGTTTAAGTTTGTATCACCTGGGATTTTTCTTCAGGAAGTAGACAATTCACAACTACCGAACCTTGGGTTGCCAATTGGTCCAGTGATTATAGGTAGGACTGAGCGCGGCCCAGCAATGCGGCCCGTGAGAGTAGAATCATTTTCAGAATTCATTGAAGTTTTTGGAAATCCAATCCCTGGTGGAGACGAAAATGACGTCTGGAGAAACGGAAATTATACATCTCCCACACATGCTTCTTATGCGGCACAAGCATATTTAAGAAACAATACTCCTGTTACAATAGTGAGACTTTTAGGACATCATCATTCCAACGCTACCACAACTCTAACTGGCGGCGCCCAAGCTGGTTGGGCAACAGCCGTGCCAAATGGTGGCGATGGCGGGCCCGACACCGGTGGAGCCTATGGTTTGTTCGTAATCCAATCTGGTAGTGCAACAACCGTATCCACAATGGATCAAAAAACAGGCTCCTTAGCCGCAGTGTTTTATGTTGACAAAAACGCAGCAATTACATTAAGTGGAAATGTTTCCGGCTATGGCAGCACAGACATCGCCACCGATGCCGCCGCGCTTAACGCAACAACATCAAGTGCTGGAATTATAATTGACTCGGACTCGAATGGTCACTTTACAGTCGATATTTGGCATGGGTCATCAGTTGAAGAATCAGTAACTTTTAATTTAGATCGCGACGATGCGAAATACGTTAGAGACGTATTCAATACAAATCCGACACTCGTTAACACGACTACAACCACCAACGACAATCAAAAAAGATATTGGCTCGGTGAAACATTTGAATATCACAGCAAACATACTATGGGCGCCGGCGGCAGTGTATCGAGCCCCTTTGGCAATAAAATGTATGGCTTCATTGCATCGCTAGAATCAGGCTCTATTTATCACTCAGACAAAGAAATGAGCGCTAAGCCTGCTCGAACAGGGTGGTTCATTGCGCAAGATACATCCAATAACACAACCAATTACGAACCAGCACAAATGCAGAAGTTGTTTAGATTGGTTGCCCTGTCAGAAGGAGAGTGGCTCCAAAACAACTTGAAAGTCTCCATTGAAAGAATAAAGCCTTCTCCCAACAAGGCAGATCCATGGGGAACATTTGATATTGTTCTAAGAAGTATAAGGGATAATGATGCAAATTTACAAGTTGTTGAAAGGTTTAGCAATCTTAACTTTAATCCAAATTCGCCAAACTATATTGCTAGAAGAATTGGCGATGTATACGTTAAGTGGAACGAAACAGACAAAAAATATGATGAATATGGTGATTATCCAAATATTTCAAAATATGTCCGGGTTCAAATGGATACCGGCGCAACAGACGCAGCATATTTACCATTTGGTGTACACGGTCCACTCAGATATAAAGGCTTTACAGTACTAAGTGGTAGTTCCACTCTTAGAGAGCCGGGACAATGTGGCGGCGTCACATCCCCGCCGGGCGATCTTCCTGATGGCACCATGGTAGAGGGAATCGACATTCCATTTGCCTCTATGCCCCCCACCGGATCTCAGGCAATTGTGACAGCCCTGGGCGCGTCAGATACAGCGTCGACGCAGCATAAGACGGGCTTAACTGCCTCATATTTGTTCCCAGCATTGCCGCTGAGAATGACAAATGATGACTCCACGTTGAATTCCCTAAAGTCTGCATATTTTGGCGTAGACACTACAAGATCAGGAAGCTCTGTGCGGTTTGAAGAAAGCTGCCTGGACGTCGTGCGCGCCCTGCCGGATGGAATCCTTTCAGACGGAACCAATGACGGTACCCCAACTGATGCATCGGGTAGTTTTACTCGATATTCTTGGATATTCTCGCTGGACAATATACACGTAGATGAAAATAATGTGGCTACATATGCTGACGATAACAGAAACAACACAACTCCAGCAACGGGCCGGTCATTAACTGCCCTAAGCGGAACATCGTACTTGTTGGAAACGTTAGAGTATAATAAATTTACCACAATGTTCCATGGAGGTTTCGACGGTCTAGACATCAAAGAGAAAGATCCGTTTAGAAATACCATTCTAAGCAACCAAAGTAATCCAACGGAGACTACAAGTTATGTATTCAATACTCTAAAAAGAGCAATCGACTCTGTAGCAGACCCAGAAGTTGTAGACTATAATTTAGCAGCAGCCCCTGGTATTACAAATAGTAGTATAACAGACCATCTTATTAGAACCTGTGAGAACCGAGGCGACGCACTGGCCGTAATTGATCTAGAGGGTGACTATCAGCCAATCTATGAAGGCACTTCAGAGACGCTGGGGACTGTTTCGACGACAATTACGAACCTTCGCAACCGAGATTTGAACACTAGTTACGGCTGTGCCTATTACCCTTGGGTCCAGGTTCGCGACACTATTAACAATAGGGTGGTCAATGTGCCGCCATCTGTCGCCGCACTAGGCGTAATGGGTTTTTCAGAAACAGTTTCGGAAGTTTGGTTTGCACCAGCTGGTTTTAATAGAGGTGGCCTGTCCGACGGCGCAGCCGGGATTCCAGTTGTTGGCGTCAAACAAAAATTGACATCAAAAGATAGAGATAAATTATATGATGCCAATATTAACCCAATTGCCTCTTTCCCTGCGGAAGGAATTGTGATTTTTGGCCAAAAGACGCTGCAGGTTACAAAATCAGCATTAGACAGAATAAATGTCCGACGACTGCTGATTTTTGTAAAGAAAGAAATTTCACGTATGGCGTCCACAGTCTTATTCGACCAAAACGTTAGCGCAACATGGAATCGGTTCCTGAGCAAAGCTAAACCTTTCTTAGCGGACGTTAAAGCAAGATTTGGCCTGACAGATTGGAAAGTGGTCTTGGATTCTTCGACCACAACTCCCGATTTAATTGATCAGAACATCATGTATGCAAAAGTATTCTTGAAGCCAGCAAGGGCCATTGAATATATTGCTTTGGACTTTGTGATTACGAGCACGGGGGCAGGATTTGAAGACTAGGTAGATTTAATATTACCAACATTTAAGGAGAGAGCTAAAGTATGGCATCGAAAAAATTTAAATTTATATCCCCAGGAATATTTCTTCAAGAAATAGACAATTCACAATTACCTAATCTTGGCGCCCCCATGGGGCCCGTGTTGATAGGTAGAACTGAACGAGGGCCCGCAATGCGCCCAGTTACAGTAAATTCGTTTTCAGAATTCATTGAAGTTTTTGGAAACCCGATTCCGGGTGGGGACGAAAATGATGTTTGGCGAAATGGGAATTATACATCTCCTACTCACGCTTCTTACGCAGCGCAAGCATACCTAAAAAATAATGCGCCCGTTACAATGGTTCGGCTTTTAGGATATCAGCATGAAAATGCCAGCACAACTCTAACTGGTGGAGCCCAAGCTGGCTGGGCAACAGCCAGCCCAACGTCGCACGACACCAACGTAGGCGGTAGCAATCCCGATGTTGGCGGCGCCTATGGCTTATTCGTGATTCAGTCTGGTAGCGCAACAACCGTCTCCACAATGGACCAAAAAACAGGCTCCCTAGCTGCAGTGTTTTATGTTGACAAAGACGCAGCAATTACATTAAGCGGAAACGTTGCGGGGCACGCCGCCTTTACAACTGGGTCTACTGCGATAATGCACTCACAAACATCTAGTGCTGGAATTATAGTTGAATCAGACGCTAATGGTGTCTTTCAAGTTGATGTTTGGCACGGAGCAGCAGTTAATGAATCGAAGAAATTCCATCTAGACCCAGATAACGCTAAATATATTAGAGAGGTTTTTAATACAAATCCGACACTCGTTAATACAACTACAACCACCAGCGACAATCAAAAAAGATATTGGCTCGGTGAAACATTTGAATATCACAGCACACACACTATGGGCGCCCGTGGAGCCGTATCAAGCCCCCTCGATAATAAAATGTACGGTTTCATTGCATCCATTTCTTCAGGGTCAATTTACCATTCGGATAAAGAAATGGGCGCTAAGCCTGCTCGAACAGGGTGGTTCATTGCGCAAGATACATCCAACAACAACACCAACTTTGACCCCGTTAATGCGCAAAAGCTGTTTAGGTTAGTTGCTTTGTCGGAAGGAGAGTGGTTACAGAATAATCTTAAAGTATCTATTGAAAGAATAAAACCCTCCCCTAACAAGGCAGACCCGTGGGGAACATTTGATATTGTTTTAAGAAAACTTGACGATAACGATGCAAATATGCAGCTTGTTGAAAGGTTTAGTAACCTTAACTTTAATCCAAATTCGCCAAACTATATTGCTAGAAGACTTGGCGATAAATATGTTAAATGGAACGAAACAGATAAAAGGTATGATGAATATGGCGACTGGCCAAATATTTCAAAGTATGTCCGCGTTCAAATGGATACCGGCGCAACAGATGCATCATATCTACCGTTTGGCGTTCACGGCCCGCTCAGATACAAAGGATTTACAGTATTAAGTGGTAGCACTACCTTTAGAGAGTTTGGCTCCCAAACCGCCGAAATGGCCGCCGGTACCATGGTAAGTGGGAATGTCCCTCTCAGCCCCCATCCTATGAGTGGAACGGCCGGCCCCGATCAGGCCATCTATACGATGCTTGGGACCGGACTCGGCGCCACCGGCGGCATCAAGGGATCCACCGGATTAACCGCCTCATACTTGTTCCCCGCCTTGGCTTTAAGAGCAACGAATGATGACCCCACGTTGAATACTCTAAAGTCTGCATATTTTGGTGTGGACACCACAAAGTCAGGAAGTTCTTTAGAATTTGAAGAAAGCTGCAAAGACGTAGTTCGCGCTATGCCAACTGGTATTCTTTCAGATGGCACGAATGATGGTACGCCAACTGACGTATCAGGTAGCTTCACTCGATATTCCTGGGTCTTTACCCTAGACGACGTTCACGTAGATGAAAATAATGTGGCTACATATGAGGATGGCAATAGAAACGCTAATCGCTCACTTACTTATTTAAGTGGGGCGAAATATTTGTGCGAGACTTTGGAATATAATAAATTCACCACAATGTTCCACGGCGGCTTTGACGGGCTGGATATCAAAGAGAAAGATCCGTTTAGAAATACCATTCTAAGTAACCAAAGCAACCCAACGGATACGACAAGTTATGTTTATTACACGCTGAAACGCGCCGTGGACACAGTTGCCGATCCAGAAGTTTTGGAGTATAATCTAGCAGCCGCCCCAGGTATTACAAATAGCAGCATAACAGACCATCTTATTAGAACCTGTGAGGCTCGCGGAGACGCATTGGCCGTCGTTGATCTAGCCGGTGATTACCAACCAGTCTATGAAGGCACTTCAGAGACATTGGGAACTGTTTCGACGACAATCACAAATCTTCGAAATAGAAAATTAAATACTAGCTATGGATGCGCCTACTATCCTTGGGTAAGAATTAACGATATAGACACTAATCGTATAGTCAACGTACCACCATCAGTTGTGGCGATGGGCATCCTGGGCTCTTCCGAAACTGTTTCAGAGGTTTGGTTCGCACCAGCAGGATTCAATAGAGGGGGGCTGTCTGATGGCGCCGCAGGTTTACCAGTTGTTGGCGTTAAGCAAAAGCTAACATCACGCGACAGAGACAGTCTATACGATGCAAACATAAACCCAATTGCCTCTTTCCCCGCGGAAGGAATCGTAGTTTTTGGCCAAAAAACATTACAAGTCACAAAATCAGCGCTGGATAGAATTAACGTGCGCCGATTGCTGATCTTTGTAAAGAAAGAAATTTCACGCATGGCAGCCACTGTGCTGTTTGACCAAAACGTTAGTACGACATGGAATCGGTTCCTGAGCAAGGCGAAGCCGTTCTTGTCTGACGTACAGGCAAGGCTTGGCTTGACAGATTGGAAGGTTGTTTTAGATTCATCTACAACGACACCAGACCTGATTGATCAGAATGTCATGTATGCAAAAGTATTCTTAAAACCAGCAAGAGCTATTGAGTATATTGCTCTGGACTTTGTGATTACGAATACGGGAGCAGGATTTGAAGATTAATTAATAATTTAGAGACAATTAATTTTTATTAACTAATTAATGTAAGGAGAAGATAAAACAATGGCAGGATTTTGGGCACAGCCGACAATAGAACCGAAACGACAGTTTAGGTTTATTTTACAATTAGATGGAATTGATGCTTTTACAATTAAAAGTGTTAAGAAGCCGGGTTTTACGATTAGTGAATATGAGCATAAATATTTAAATCATACCTTTTACTATCCTGGCCGGCTCACCTGGAATGAAATAGAGTTTACATTAGTCGATCCTGTTGACCCAGACATGGCATCAGCACTCATGAACAAGCTCACCCTGTCCGGATATCAACTCCCCACAGATGAGCAAAGAGCTTTACAGTCAACAATTTCAAAAGCAAGAGCCGTTGGTGCTCTTGGATTGGTCACGATTAAACAATTGGCCCCTCCGACAGGTGGAGGCGGATTGGGCGTTGAAAAAGTTGTTGAACAATGGGAACTAAACAATGCTTGGGTTAGAGACGTAACATTTGGCGACCTTTCGTACGATTCAGAAGACGCCACTGAGATAAGCGTTACACTTAGATATGATTTTGCTGAATATCGCAAAACAAATGAAGAAGCTTCCCAAATATAGTTCTAATATTATTACAAAGAGGCAATAATGAAATTTAGAAATAATGAAAGCCGCCTAGGCGCCAAGAGCGTCGATGCGAACCCTCCCGTTATACCTGAAGATATAGAAAGCGAAGAAACAACAGAGTCAAGAGGAGTACTGCAGTTTGCAACTCCGACTACTTTTGTTGAGCTTCCTACAAAAGGTAGATATTATCCGGATGGACACCCTTTACACAACCAAGAGACCATTGAAATACGCTTTATGACGGCAAAGGATGAAGATATACTATCATCGAAAACTTTGTTAAAAAAAGGGCTTGCAATTGATCGTCTTTTGCAAAATGTAATTGTTGACAAAAACATCAAAGTTAATGATTTGTATGTTGGCGACAAAAACGCGGTTATAATAGCATCTAGAATTACAGGCTACGGCGCAAATTATTTAACAAACATAACTTGTCCTGTTTGCGGCAGTAACACTGAATATGAGTTTAATTTAGAGGAAGGAAAAACCCGTTTTGGGGGACCTTCGGATAAATATAATGTTTCCGCAACTGAAAAAGGCACCTTTGTCGTTAGGGTGCCTACGTCAAATGTGGACGTCGAAGTTAGACTGCTGACCAGCGCAGACGAACAGAAGCTTTTAAAACTTACAGAGAACAGAAGAAAACAAAAGCTTCCTGAAACAACATTAACGAATCAGCTTCGTATGTTTATTGTTTCTGTAAACGGCCAGACTGAAACAGGCGTCATTAGCTCTTTTATTAATAATATGCCCGCATTAGATTCTCGCTACTTAAGAAATGCCTACAAAGAAATCACCCCTTCTATCGACTTATCTCACGATTTTGTTTGCGACCAGTGCACCGCAGAAGTAGAAATGGAGGTGCCGATGACTGCGGACTTTTTTTGGCCTAGGCGATAAATATATAGAAGGCGTATACGAAGAGTTTTTTAATTTAAAATATTATGGAAGTTGGAGCTTTATAGAGGCATACAATTTGCCAATTCAAATCCGACGTTGGTTCTTAAACAGATTAGTTAAGCAGCTTGAAAAAGAACAAAAAGAAGTCGAAAAAGCTCAGCGCAAGGCTCGACGCAAATAAATTCAAAAGAAAGTTTATTTTATAATTAACTAATTAGTTAATAGAGGGACAGGATCATGCAAAACCTTTCAGAAGAAAAATTAACAACTATTGAAATTGATTTAGGCGCCAGCCGCAAAAAACAATTAGATGAAAGCTTTTTGAGGCTTTTTGGCTGGGCAGTTCAAAAGATTTTAAAAAGAATGTTTGGAGGGGAGGAAATTCCTGTTTCGATCCGGGGCTCTTCGAGCGAAGTTAAATCCTTTGCCCGCACCTTGGATCGCGAAAAACGGTACATGGACGCTTACTTAAAGTATGGCCTAGGAAACTCAGAAACATATGATAAAAAGTATGCGCTAGACGCAGCCGTTAAACAGTTCGAACAAACCACTGGCCTAAAATGGCCTTTTAAATAATAAAAAGCCATGGCAAATGATAATTCACAAGATCAACAAAAGATAAATGCGATTCTAGAAAGACGAAACAAGCTCGTCCAGGATATCAACGCCGACATTGAGAAAACAAATGATTTATTGGGAGAAGAATTAACTTCTCTTGAGCTAGCTGGAAAAAGACGCGCCACACACCTAGAGGTGACTAGAGAGCTTCTTGATTTTTCCACCCTTAATGTCCAACAGATGGAAGCTGAGCTTGATTTTTTAGAAAAGCAGCTGCAAAGACAGAGAGATAAAAACGAATTATCCGCCGAAGAGGCCAAAATATTTAAAGAGACAATAAACGCAAGAAAGGAGATGTTAAGCCTTCTTCAGGCAGAATCTCCAGAACACAAAAATATACAAGAACTATTACAAAAGAGGCTTTCAGCGGAATATAAAAGTGCAAATGCCGTCGAAAAGGCCGCCCAAGCCCAGACCAAAATTGGACAATCTCTTGCTGTCAATTTAAGGTCAATGGGGCTCCTTGTAGACAAGTCCACTTCTTTTACTAGTAATTTGATTAGAGCCTCCAAACAGGCTGGGGGGATGAAGACTGCGTTTAGGGCCTTTGCAGAAGAAATTGGCGGCTTGTCAGGCTTTTTTGAAGAATTCTCATTGGCCATGGCCCAAAAAATGGAAGAACTTATGGCCTTTGTTATCAAGAAAACGATAGATATGGCTTTTGCGTTTGATAGCGCAACAACGAGCATGCAGCAGTCAACAACAGCAGGCGAGAAATATAACGACATGCTAATGAGATCTTATGAGACGAACAAAGATCTTGCAACAACGCTTGAAGAAGAGGCAGAAGTCTTCAAAGGGCTTTATAATGAAGTTTCGGTGTTTAGTGAACTTCAGGAAGGCACACAAAAGAGTTTAATGCGGACTAGCAATATGCTGCAGCGCGTCGGGGTTGATGTCGGCACCCAGACTTCATTGCTGGAGTCAATGACAAAATCTCTTCGCCTAACTGGCCCCGCAGCTGAACAAACTTTCCGAGATATGGTGGATTTATCACAAGAATTAAACGTTGGAATGGGAAAATTATCAAAAGGTTTTGAGAAAGCCATGAAATCACTAGCGGTACATGGAAACAAAGCGTATGAAATGTTCGCTAAATTAGCAAAAATTACAAAACAAACAGGAATAGAAACAGACAGGCTAGTTGGAATTGCTGAAGGGTTCGATACTTTTGAGGACGCCGCTCAGTCAGTTGGTCAATTAAACGCAGTGCTGGGCGGCCCATATCTCGACAGCATCACTATGATGAGTACTACGGACCCGTCGGAAAGAATTGACTATCTACGCAATACTCTCGACGCCGCCGGCCAGAGCTGGGACTCGATGGACTATTACATGAAAAAGGCAGTTGCGTCTTCGATGGGGATTAGCGACATGGAAGAAGCTTCTCGTCTTTTTGGCGAGACATCTGAAGAAGCCGCAGCGGCCATGCAAAAAGAAGCCGAAAGAAAAAAAGAATTGGAAGAATTAACCCAAGATATGATACCGATACAAGCAAACTTAACTCGTATAATGAATGACTTTGCGGTAGCAATTCAACCAGTTGCAACATTTCTTGCAGACGCGGCGAATTGGTTAAAAGAGGTTGGGATTAACGGCAATATACTTCTTCCAATTGTCGTCGGGCTTTGGGGTGCTTTTAAAATGTGGGCAATATGGATGGCCATAGCAAATGCCCGTAATGTGACAGCAATTGCCACTAATACAGCTTTGGCCGTATCGGAAACACAGGTTGCGGCTGGCCAGGTCGCGATGGCAACGACCTCGGGGCCAGCCGCAGCAGGAATGCTTGCAACAGGCGGAGCAGCAGGTGGCGCAGCAGCCCCTATGCTCGCTTTTGCGCTGGCCGCTATTGCTGTGGGTGCCGCGGCCTGGCTGATTTTTCAAGGATTAGCTGCAGTTGTCGACTCTCTTACTGGGCTCATAGGCAAACTTTTAGAGGCGCCGGAACATATATTGACCCTAATCGGTCTTTTTGGAATGATGTCATTAACGGTAATTACAATAGCTACGGTTGGTTGGATCGCAGCGTTGGCTTTGGGGGCAATGGCACTTGGTTTCGGCGCCGTAGCACTTGCGCTAGCGTTCATAAAGACAGACGATCTTCAGGCACTTAGCGGCATAATGATAGGCTTAGGTAACATTGCCAGAGGGAACATATCAAACTTCTTTGCAATTGGGGCGGCAATTAGACAAATTGCAGACGCCGTGGATGACCTTAATTTAGCGGGCGCTATTGGGTTTTCAATAATTGTTGACGGCCTCTCTAAGATTGATGAGCTTAATAACGTTCAGGAAAATCTCGGCGCCGTTAAAAATGTGCTAGTACAGGTAAAGGAGATGCCAGACGCAGAGCGAGAAGGGGTAAGTGAAATCTTGGATAAAGCCACTGCGCTTACAATTTCTGCAGGCAATCCTGTCGCGACCATGACTCTCTCGGCTTTAAACACACTAACGGGGCTTGTTGGTGCGCTCCGCGGAACAATCGCGCCCGAAGGCGCCGCTGGTGCCAAGACCGAAAAGAAGCAGCCAATTGTATTAACGATGAATGATAGAGAGTTTGCGAGGGCTGTAATAAAAGTAATTAATGATCGCTATGATATGAGAAAAGTTGGCAAAGGGTAATATTTATATAAAATGGCAAAAGACAGACCACTACGTTTTGATCAAGTTCATGGCTCGTCGGAGTTTGAGCTTCACACCCACGGGATGATCCCCACCGGTGCAGACCCCACAGGGCCGCCCACCAAGGAGGATTCGATACAGTGGACTCCGTTGATTATTACACCATTGCATAAAAAACTTAAAGAGAAGCTTGGCCCACTAAAATTTAAGGCCTTTATAACTGATTTCACCGATGATTACAATTCTGAATGGGCCAGTGAATCTGTTTTTGGGCGAATGGATCCGCTTGACACATTCCAGGCCACCTCGCGAAAAATTAGTTTAGCTTGGGATTTAGTAGCATATGATCTCACAGAGGCACAGTATAATTTAGGAAATATAAACAAAGTGGCACAGCTTTTATACCCTACCTATAAGCGCATAGGCGGCCGGGGCTCTTCCGCCGCATCGATTACTACCCCTCCTTTGGTTAGAATAGAGTTTGGGGGCTTAATTTATGATGCGCTCAGTATGGAAGGGCTTGTCGGCCACATTAATAGTCTTTCAATTAATCCTGATTTTGATGCAGGGGCATTTGTACTGAACCTCGAAAGAACCACCGCAACAGCACGCGGCACCGAAGTAAAAGGTTCGCGCGCCCCCCACGATCAGATTTTTCCAAAAGTAATTCGTGTTAATTGTGATTTTTCTCCTATACACACACACGAACTTGGTTGGTCTACTAACGGGGATCCACTATGGGGCGAGGAGGCCGCCGGTGAGTTCCCTTATTCCGCCGGCTCCGATTTCATCCAGTATCGCAACGGCAAGGCCGTGACGGTAAAAGACCCTAATGCTGAACAAAGAAAAAGACAGGCCCTAGCTGCAGCCAAGACAATTTATGGTCGCAATCACAGTATTACACAGCAACAACGAGCCGGTCTCATATCTTCTGTTGGTGACCAGAGAAATACGTCCCAAGCTGAATTGCTGCAAGAATCAGTTAGACATATGGAACTTGAACTTAGAAGAGAAGAACAGCTGCTAGCCGAAGCCGCGCGCACGCAACGGGAATTGGCGCAGGAGGACTAGACAATGGGAATTTCAAGATACACTTCAGCCTGGACAGCAATTAATAGTTCTCCTTTATATAAAGATTATTTTGCAAAGCGAGGAGTTACCTCAATTGAGCAATATCGAACGGTCACCCTTAAGCATCCGACCGCTTTTGAGATGGCTGATTTAACTTTTGCCACCCATGTGTGGACGCTTGGAGATAGATTTTATAAATTGGCGCATGAGTACTATGACGATTCTGAGTACTGGTGGATTATTGCTTTGTACAATCATGCCCCAACAGAGTTCGATCTTAAGCTTGGAGACATTGTTCAAATCCCCATGCCTCTAGAAGATGCGATAGGGATATTAAACATCTAAAAGGGAAAAAGTTAAAATTGAGTGCACCAACAAAAGACAGAAACCATCAAGCGAGCGAAGGACAGCTGCGCTATCAATACCCCGAAG